GCTTGTTTTTTCTGGTGCGTTTAACGCCGATATTGCGCCGATAAACCCTCGCACAAAAGTGGATGGCGTTGGCGGTGTTCCGTATTTGATTATTCCGGTTGCGGCAAACGGCGGTGGATGGTCAGCTGGCAACATTGTGAGAATAAATACAGTAGGAGCAATAGCACCGATCTGGATTGCGCGATCAATTATGCAATCTGACGAGCCTGTCGGTGATGGCGAGGATGGCTGTGAGATTTACTCGCTTGGCAATGTAGACAGACCGTGAGGAATTAAAAATGCCGATTACGCACAAGACAAGATTTTTTACTTCTGACATGGCTAACGCGCCGGTAATGACAACGGGCGCGGGTGGAATTATTGCCGTACTTGATGGCTGTTTGCTTAACGGATTTAACACCAAAACCTTGTCGAGTTTATCGGTCACTTCTGGCATTGCAACTGCAACCGTTTCGAGTGGTCACGGTTATTCTCTGCATTCAATTATTGATATTTCCGGCGCGTCAATTTCCGCGCTGAACGACACGCACCGCATTCTATCTGTACCTGATGCGAATACATTTACATTCGACGCAACGGGCGTGGCGAACGGCACAGCGACTGGAACGATCACCGCCATCATGTCTGTGCCAACAGGTTGGACAAAAGCCTTTTCAGGCACAAACAAAGCGGCGTATAAATCGGCGACAAGCGCGAGCGGTTGCTATTTTCGCGTTGATGATTCTGGTGCATATAACAATGCAAACGGTCAGCCAGCGCGTGGGTATGAATCAATGACGGATGTAGACACAGGCTCCTCACCGTTCCCGACAACGGCACAGCAGACAAACTTTAACTGGCGGCGATCAACAGACGCGAGCGGTGATAGATTGTGGGCATTGGTTGCCGACGACCAATTTTTCTATTTGTTTGTGCGGATTGCGGCAGCAAACACAGCGAACACGGTCATGCTTTTTGGTGATCTAAACTCATTTGATCCGCTTGATGCTTTTGCTTGTGTATGCTCCGGTGCTAGCAATTTCTCATCAGCACAAAGCGGCGCGGCGGCTGTATCCTCAAACCAACCCTTCGCTGGCTCTGCACCGTCATCTGGGCTGTATATTGTCAGGCCGCATGGCGCAGTAGGTGCCGGCGCAGATTCGTGTTCTATCGCGCATATTGGCGGGGACTCAAACAACTTTAGCGCAAGCAGCACATACAACACAGCAACTTCCTCCATCGCTGGTGGGATGTTGTTGGCGCGCGGCGGTGTAATTTTTGACAACTCACTAGGACGAAAACCGCACGGCATGTTGCCAGCGTTTCACACCTCGCTAGTCATACCGACAACGCTAATCCCTAACAATCACTCTGTGCAGATCATCAACGGCGCGCTGTATTTATGCACACGGCTGTTTACGAGCGGCTCTACGCAGGATGGCTTTATTGCTATTGGGTTGGATGGGTGGCGATAATGGCTGACATAATTATTGGCAACATATTTGCAACGCCAAGCCCTGTTTTTTCCGGCTTTTCCGCGCTGTCCGGCGTGCTGGAAATTGCAGGCACTCCCGATGTTCCGGTGTCTCGAAAGTTGACGCTGTGGGGAGAATCAGGCGCAAAAGCTGACGGCGCATTGCGTCCAACGCGGCTAGAGTATCTTGCACAAACGCAATCGGATTCCGCTGGGGATTGGCGTTTTGAAAACTTAAATCCTGAAAAAAAATACACAGTTATTGGTTACGACGATAGCGACACCTACGCGCCAACTATCGGCGGGGGTTTGAGTTGTGACACCTGACGCGCCACACGCTGCCGCTCGCCTTGCTGCTGTTCGCGCAGCGGCAATACAGGCTACCTACGATTATTTGACAACTGGCAGCGGTGATATTTTGCTCAAGATTTACAGCGTGAGCGATGCGCTGCTATGCACAATTACTATCCCTAGTTTGACGCTAGACGCGGAAAATTACCGCATTCAATTGCCGGACGCTAGCGGCATTTGCACTGGCACAGGTACGGCGGGCTATGCGCGACTGATCGGCAAAAATGGCGGTGATGGCGATCTATTATCTGTGGGAGAATCGGGCGCTGAGATTACTATTAGCACCGATGATCTTTATTCAGGTTTGACCATCAGCCTATCGAGTGACGCAACAAAACGCAGGCTTCAGGGCTAATGCCGTGCGTTTCCAGTGGCTATCAAGAAGTAAGCAATTAAAGTTCGGCGATAAAATATTTCCGACGATTATCGTTGTCGGGGCAGATTACCTGCCAAGCGTCCCAACAATTACCGCTACTTTTTCTGCTTCTGTGCAGTTGGATTTAATTGATGTTGACGGCTGCGGGATTGTTGCAGCCAGTCAGCACGGCAAGAAGCTCGATACAGGTGTTTCTGCTCGCGGTCAGCATGCAAACAAGGCATATATTGAGATTTCCCCGCAACAAACGAGCGCGGAAAAACTAAACGCCCGCACTGAAATAAAACAAGCCGAAGCGGAAAAGTTCAGCGCAAAAATCAGCGAGAAAAGCACACAAGCGGAAAAACTCGAATCGCTGGTAGACTTGCGATCAAGCGAGGCGGTACGCAATCGACAGCACTTAACGCTAGTGCATTCGCAAGCCGAACGGATAATCACAAACACAAAAGCACAGCACACAGAGACAAACAAAATCCGTCCGAGCTTGCTGCAAAATCACGCGCACGGGCTGAAATTGTTTAGCGGCTTGCTGATAGACCATCATCACGGCAGGCTGGTGGATGTTCGGCTATTGATGCCGAATGAGTCGGCAATCCCGCCACCTTGGGGCTATTCACCGGTGCCGGATTATGTGCCGGTAAATCCTGAGCCACCATTCCGGCGTAGCACAGATTTGCTATTCTGCCGACCAAAAGGCAAGCATTTATTTTTTGGCAGACCAACACAGCGCAGCGAATTAGCAAACAGAGAGGCGTATATTGTGAGCAACACTTTTGAGTTAAAGCGAGCCAGCGACAACGCGCTAATTGAGTGCAGTAATTTTACAGCGTCGATAGATGTAGATTCGTGGTGCTGGAGCTGGAGCGCGTCAATTCCGGCTGCATTGCAATCAATTATTGAGCCGGTCGATGGCGACCCAATCGAGGTGATTGCAACGGTAAACGGTCATGCATTGCGCTTGATTGTTGAGCGTATGAGTCGTGAGCGTCGATACCCTGACGCTTGGCTGAGCATCGGCGGGCGCGGGCGTAGTGCGTGGCTGGCTGCGCCGTATGACTACGCTCGGAGCTATGACAACGCGGCAGAAATTCGCACGGCAAACCAACTAGCAGAAGAAGCCTTGGAAGAAAATGGTGTGCCGATAGGTTGGGCGGTTGATTGGCAAATTGACGACTGGGATGTTCCGGCTGGGGCGTGGAGAGCAACGGGAACGCATATTGACGCGGTCGCAAAAATTGCAGAATCGGCGGGTGCCTATGTGCAGTCTGACGACACGGAAAAAACGCTACACATACTGCCAAAATATCCAGCAATGCCGCGTGATTGGGATGATCTGACCGCTGATTATGATTTGCCTGACGATATTTGTGAAACGGAATCTGTTGAGTGGGTTGACAAAGCCGCTTACAACGCTGTTTGGGTTGTTGGTGGTGCTGACGGCAGAAAAGATAAGGTCGTGTTGACGGGTAGTGCGGGCGACACGCCGGCGCAAACGGTAGTCGATGACCTAATGACAGACTCTGATGTTACGCGCCAGCGCGGGCTGTCAATACTCGCTGACACCGGCAGGCAGGCGATGGTGACAATTAGACTGCCGATGCTGCCGGAGGTTGGGCTAGTGCATGTCGGGAGTGTGGTGGACTACACAGAGCGCGGCGTGACGCGACGCGGGATAAACAGGGCTACATCATTGCAGTACGACTACCCGCAAGTATGGCAAACACTGAGGATCGAAACGCATGGCTAACCCATACAAGCAACTGATACGAATATTGCCAAAACAAACGATTGAGACGGGAGAAATTGTCGCTGTTGTTGATGATGGCGTGTTAATTGATCTACCAACGGGAGCGCGGATAAAAGCGCGTGGTAGCGGAACGGTAGGCGATGTTGTGTATGTGCGCGATGGAGCGATAGAAGGCGATGCCCCAACGCTGGCGGGGACAACGATATATGTTTAGTGCGTTAATTCCGCACAAAACAAAACTAGAATCGACGGAAAATGCGAGGGCGTTATGTCTCAATTTGTGCGGTTGCGAATCCAAAAAGGCGATGATTTTTCGCGGCAATTCGTGTGCAAAGATGCAGCGGGGGCTGTTAATGATCTGACCGGCTGCGCGTTAAAAATGCAAATTCGTGACACGGAAACCGGCTCGGTTTTGTTGGAGTTATCGACTGAAAACGGAAAGATTGATTTAACGCCGGAATCCGGTTTGTTTGTTATCAAATTTGCAGCGGCTGACACTGCGAGCGAAACATGGGATAGCGCGGTTTACGATTGCCAGCTAACAGATTCAGCGAGTGAGATTACGACACTTTTTTGCGGCGATGTTTTGCTGTTGCGCGAGGTGACAAAATGATTACAGTTATCGAGACACCAGCGGCACAGGGTTTGCGCGGGCTGAAAGGCGACAAAGGGGATGCTGGCGAAATACCAACACTGCCAAGCGGCACGCCGACAAACGAAGCCGTTGCAGAAAACGATTCTCTAACTGATGCGATTTGGAAGCTGCAAGGACAAACATTAGCGCTGAGGGGAATTGCAATTATCGACACAGGTGCAGGCTCTACTTACACAATGACAGCCGAAGAAAGTGCTGCCGCAGGGTGGGTTTTTGCTGGTGGCACTTCTGATTGTACGGTTACGCCGGTCTATAATAATTTGACGCAGGGCGTTAAAAAGATTTCCATGCTTTTTTCGACTCACGACATAACGATTGGCGGGAATGTTTTTGAGGCGGGCGCGTACGGGTCATTTGATGCTTACATGATTCAAGGCGGGACTTTTGGTGTTTATTCTTTTGCAGATGGAGCGGCAAACTCGCGTGTGTTTGAACAAGATTCAACGACATACAACCTCGCGGATTTAATCAACGGAACCTACAATTATTTCTCCAACGCTTCTGCTGTAGCTTTAACCGTTCAGCCGAACGCGACGGCACCAATACCGGCCAATGCTGAGTATGAAATTGAAGCTCGTGGTGCAGGCGGTTTGACGATTGTTGCGGGCAGCGGTGTGACGATCATTCCGCCAAAGGGCGGAAGTTTGATTTTAGCGCAGGGTGATGTTGTGAAAATAAAAAGGATTAATTTAGATGAGTTTAAGCTGATCGGAACTACAGTGTAGACAACTTAATTTTTAACAGAGGTAAAACAACATGAACGCAATCAATATCACAGTCCCTTTTCTTTTTAACGGTGTTCACTATTCTGGGTTGTCAATTCATAACGGTGTGGATTTTGAATTAGTCGATGCACCATGCGGCGCAGGCAGGCAGTTGATAAAACTTATTGGCGCTGGAGAAAACTACCCGACGGGTTTGATCTGGGATGCAGTTTCGGCGGTGAATGCTGAGGAGCCAGCGTACCCGCTTTATTTGCAAGTAGTTCCAGAGTCGTCTGCAAGTTAATCGCGCAAGCAGAGGAGAAACGAAAATGATCGACAAAGACCCGCTTGGGTATTCTGTTGTTACTTATGCGTGGGTTGTTTCTCTCGCGATTTGGGGCGGCGTTGTCAATTTCATTCAGCGATTAAAGCGCGGGGAGACAAAGGCGCACAACATCGTCGAGCTGGTTGGTGAAGTGGTTATCTCTGCATTTGTCGGAATCATCACTTTTTACCTCTGCGAGCTGTCGGAGTTCCCTCAGATTTTAACCGCAGCGCTTGTGGCTGTTTCTGGTCACATGGGAACTCGATCACTGTTCTTTTTTGAGAAAGCGCTGGAAAAAATAATCAAAAATAAAACGGGCGCGTTATGAGCAACGGACAAACAATCAAGGACGATTTTCCACGCGCACTGGAAGTCGTGTTAAAGCTGGAAGGCGGGTACTCTGATGATCCGCGCGATAGCGGCGGAAAAACGCAATACGGAATCACGGAAAAAGTGGCTAGAGCGTTTGGCTATGCTGGCGACATGCAAAAGCTGCCGCTGGAAGTCGCAGAAAATATCTATCGCTCAGGCTACTGGAATAACTGCAAGTGCGATCAACTGCCATACCCTTTGAGCCTGTATGTTTTTGACTGCGCTGTGAACCAAGGCAATGACGCGGCTAAAAAACTTTTACAAGCGGCGTTAAATGTAAAACAGGATGGCTTGATCGGTGCGTTGACATTAGCGGCAGCGAGTAAAGCCGGTGATGATGCGGCAAATACATTTATGGCATTGCGTGCATTGCGATACACAGGCACGAGATCATTTGATGTATACGGCAAGGGCTGGTTTCGTCGTTTGTTTATCGTTACGCGGGCGGGTGAGAAATGAAAACTTTTTTTGAGTGGCTGAAAAAACTAATCAAAATCAGCGCGGCGGTTTCAACAAATCCGGCGACGAAAGCAAAGCTAGAAATTGCGGACAAAGTGATAAATGAAGCCGATACTCCAGCCAAGTAAATCAATATATTATGTTGGTGAGGCTGGCTGCACGCTAGTACACGACTGGCTTTGTCTCGCAACGGATGGCAAGGAATACAAAATCCCTGCAGGCTTTTGGTTCAACGGTGGGAGTATTCCGGCGGCGTTCTGGCAGGCTACATTCACGCCGTTTGATATGCGCGTTATTCATGGTTTTTTGTTCCACGATTGGGCGTACAGTTCGCATTGTTGCGACAAAGACACCGCTGATCTTACGCTACAGAAAATTATTGACGCTGAAAAGTTGAGCGTGAAAGGCGCACTGGTAGCCGCTGCAGTGTTTGCATTCGGCAAATCGTCATGGAAGCTGGACGCTACTGACCGCTTGTATATGCGCCAGTTGCGCCAGATAATTATTGAGAGCGGTCGCAATCCTTCTGTTTATTGTTTGTAACCCGAACCAATTTAAGCCAGCCAAAAAAAACCGCACAGAGGGCTATGCGGTCAGGGCGCGTGAGTGCAAGTCGAGCGCGCAGCATCTTATTGTTGTGTTTTCTCGATTATTGCAGCAAGGTCTGCAGCGTCAAAGCTCATTTTTCTACCCTCTTATATTCACCGCACCGCACAACTATAGTGCCATCCGCATCTTTCTTGATTGGTCGCATGGTTGAAAACTCCAACTCGCTGCAATCTTTATTCGCGTGCGTACAGGTGGCGCACATGGTTCCGCTTGGTCGGTGGTTGGTTTTCGTGTCGTTTTCCACGCCTTCCTCGGAGTTATGCGTCAGTTTTGTGGTATAAGATTAGTTAGGCGTCATCAAAGCCAATGCCAGCCGCTGCTTTGTGGCTGCTCGCTCTTAGTTTTTTCAGGTAGTCAATGTCTGCCTGATTTTTCGGATTCAATACCCCGTAGCGCATAGAAACAAGCCGAGGGTGAACAATGACAAACGTAACATCATCGCAAAGACTGTCGCCATCTTCGTCAACCTCGCCAGCCAATGACCTCTCGGCTTCTTCAATTGTGTTGTATGTCCCATGCACCCCGCTTGTTGAAAACAAAACAAAGTTCAGGGCATTAGCCTCAGCATCAGGGAACATTGCTCGAAGCGCGTCCATTCCGTCAATGTCAGTAGTTTTGCGCATAATGGAGTAATGGCCGCTGTCCGGTCTTGCTTTATCTAGGTTTTCCCACATTTTAGTATCCTCTGAAAAAACGCCTAACTCGTCGCTCAAGGCCACTCGCTACGCTCGTTTGACGCGCCTGACGGCGCGCACCTTAGCTTTCTGTTAGCAGTCATGTAAACAGCCAAGTGCCAAGCTGCCACAACCCTACCAGCGCAAGAATGCCGCCAATAATGAGCAGCGCCTGTATTCCTTTCCAAACTCCGTCATAGCCCATAATCAACCAGCCATGCCAGCGCAGCGGGCGTTTGCTCGTTCAAGCAATACTTTTTCAACTTCACTGATTAGAGCAAGCATCGCGTTTTCCGCTTCGCCAATCGTCATAAACTCAGGAGCGTGCATCAGCATAAAATTGTTTAGCTGCACCTTAAAGTTCTCTGTATTAAATTCGCCTTCCATAAAATAACCTCACTAATTGACTGCTAACAAATCGTTCAAAGTCGCTCGTTCCTCGCTGGACAGCTCCCTATGGTCGCTGCCCTTTAACTCATCCGTTGTACGTCAATGCCACATCGTTGCCCATAAGCCCAACAAGTGGGGGAGAATAACCTGCGAAACTAACAACCTTTGGCGGTGTATATCTTTGAATAAATCCATGATTGACTTGATATTTAACGCCGCAGCATTTGCAGAAAAATATGAAACCATCTTTCGATGTGTCTACATTCTCCATGCTTAACCAAGGTATATTTTCGCTCATATTTTCCCCCGTAAATTACGTACAACAAGTCGTTCAAGGCGCGACTGGCCTAACGGCCAGCGGCCTTAACTCGCTGTTATACGCCTACCTTTGCGCTACGCATAGCAAGCATAGCGTCAGCCATCATATAAGCATCGAGCGCAACGCCTTCGCGCCAATGATCGTCTATTGGCATCCCAGCATCCACATCCTTCCAAAAACGCTCGTAAATTGCTTGTAATACTTTTGCGGCAATCTCATCTCTTATTTCCATCGTAATCTCCTTGGCGTATAACAAATCGCTCATGGTCGTTCCTCACTTTGTTCGTCACTGGACTCACTCGCTTTCGCTCGTTCGCCCCATAGCTCAGGTGTTATAACTCATAGTAATAGCTATTCTGTAGCGGCCTGTTAGATATTCTTCCAATAGTTTCTTTCCATGAAGCATCATCTGCCGATGCGTCTTGTATGTACGACAATTCACAGCGCGTTATTTTCTGGTACTCTCGCGCCTCTTTTTCGCTGTAGCAGCACTTGCCGTCTTTGAACTTGTATAGTTTCATAATATCTCCAATGAGTTATAACAACGCCATCAAGCGGGCTAGCCGCTTATGGCAGGGTTATGCGTCACGCTTGAGCCGCGCCACGCACTTCAAAACTCGCTCCTTCTGTTCAGGTGTTAGCCAAAACTCGCACCTCTTTAGACCTTCTTTTTCTCTTTCTTTCCGCATTCTCTGCATCATCGCTTTTTTTGTTCTTACATACTCATCTTCGCATCTTGCACACCTAGTGCCTGAGTAGTGCATCAGGTGTGTCTTGCATAGCTTCATGATCATACAATCCTCACTCCATTTGGAGTGATTGTCGTCCATATTTGCCTGCAACGCCAAGCGCAAAAGAAAACCTCAAACGTGCATCCGTTACCAGCATCACCAGAGAATGTGATGTTGGCGTTTTTCTTGGTTGCTGCTTTTTTTGCTTCTGCGTATGTCATGTCTGCATCTCCGTGGTTGATGTAGTCATTATAGCAGGTAACCGGTTACTGTCAACAACTATTTTCACTGATAATTCATACAGTATTGGCTTTACGCATAACTACGCGGTCAAGCGGATGCGCCACGCTTAACTCCATCGTTAGGTTTCACCGTGAACAAACTTCACAGCAACAGGCATAACATCGCATGCTTCATCGGGAACCACGCCATTCTGAATTGCAATCAGGCGTCCGATTTTCATAAGCATTTCTCCTGTAATCTCAACAGTGAATCTAGGGGTAAGAACCCCCTCTCCGGTAATGCCTTGTAGATCAACTTCTACCAGCACAATCAATCCCCTTGAAACCCAACTACTCGGTGAAGGCTCGACGCAGCTCAACTTAATCGTTAAAGCGGTATGTCGTCATCAATAAAATCCGCGCCTTCTGCCGCCATTTTTGCGCCTTCGATTTTATCCAGCGTTTGCAGCACAGTATTTTGCAGACTGGTAGAAATGTAAGCATGGTTTAACCACTTGCCATCATCCATCTTTACGCTAGGTGGCGATACAAATTCTGTACCATCGGCGCGTTTTGCTATCTTGCAATTTTTTATCACAAGATACGGCTTGTCGTTCTCATCCATCAGCGAAATGCCGAATGTTTTTCCTGATTGGCTTTTTTCTATGACTACTCTCATTATTCTATCCCCAGCTATAACTACTTTACAAATTAAAGAGCGGCACTCCACTCGTTTGACTTCATTTGTTCACGCTCTTTTGTTGTAAACCAGCCGCCTTTTGATGGTGCTTTCCAAATAATTGTTTTTACTTCCTCACTCAATTCAGCCCACGCTTCTTTTGCTGTTGAATAATCCTCAGCAGATAACGCATCACGCACACAAACCAGACTGTCTAAATGCTTATCTACTATTGCCTTATATTCTGCCTTGGCTTTTTCCGCTGCATCGTCTTTTGTTTCGTGCAATGTGTTATCCATTCCGTCAGCGTCTTTTGTATCGTCGATTGCAAATAATCCGTTGAGCGCATATTTTCGTGCATACGAGCTGGCAGAGCCGGTTATTTGACTATCATCCATGCCTTTTTTGCTAAAACTCTCCCGAGCAAAAGCTGTTGATTCGTAAATCTCACCATTTCCGCTCATAAGCCGCGCAGTTGCTTTGATGTAATAACGATCCCCGATCAAAACAATCTCATCGGACAGCGTGACAAAAAAACCATCCGGCAAAAGGGTCTTTACCGCCTCCAAAATATCAGCGCAAGTGCGGTAGTTATACCCACCAAAACTGTTATTGTTATTTTTTCCAACCTTCAATTTTTTTTGAATATCGTGCAGTGCTGACATTTTCCACCTCAAAAATTGATTTCTGGCGCGCCTTTTCGCTCTAACAATAGAGCATGCAGCGCATCGTATAACTCATTCAACTCTTTTGTATCGCTGTGCTCATACAGCGCCAGCTTAAAAAAAACAGAACCATCAGGGTCAAAAATAGACACGCTGGCAGTGCTGTATCCTGTAAGATTCGTTGTCGCGCTAAATGAGGAATCGAGACCAACAGCCCCAAACTCCTGTGATAGCGCGAAAATATCGCTTAAAACTCTATCTGCCGGATAATCGTTCATGCCATTTGCTCCTCAATATAATCCCAATCTTTAGCCGTTAGCAGTCTCTCA